GCCCCTGGGTCGAAGAGGTCTGGTTCTGTGCCGTCGAGCGCGCCGCAAAAACGAACATCATGCTCAACTGCATGCAGTGGGCGATCGATTGCGATCCCGGCAATATATTTTACCTGATGCCGACTGAGGCATCGAGCAACCAGATCTTTGGTCAAAAGGTCAAGCCGACCCTGCAGCGCTCACCGACCCTTGCAAAGTACCTCGGCAGCAAGCAGGACGACACCACCCTGTCGCGCATCACGCTCAAGCACGGCGTCACCATCTTTCCGGCTCATGCCAACAGCCCGACCTCGATGGCCACCTTTGCGGCAAAACATTGCTTCGGCGATGAGGTCGACAAGTACCCGGCCATGGTCGGCAAAGAAGCCGATCCGATCACCCTGCTTAAAAAGCGTAATCGTAACTACCGGGGCCGCTTCAAGCGCATGTTTGCCTCGACGCCCGCCAGCGGCTTTATCTACAAAGGTTTAAAAGCCTGCCACCAGATCTGGGAGTACCGGGTGCGCTGTTTCGAGTGCGGCGAATATCTGCGCATGGACGCCGACCACCTGGTGATCCCCGAAGAGGCCACGCCCGAGAATGTCGACCGCCTTGGTGTCGAGTACGCCTGTGTCTGCGGGTCACTCTGGGATGATGCCGATCGCGAGACGGCGATCCGTGCCGGTCGCTGGTACTGTATCCAGGGCGAGGATCTGGCCCGGCCGGCAAAGGTCGGCTATCATCACCGCGCCTGGGAGTGCCTCGACGTGCCGCTGGTCGAGATCGCCGCCGCCTGGATGCGGGCCAAGCATGGCGATCTCTCGGCAAAGATTGCCTATGCCAATGGCTATGAGGCGATCGATTACGAGGCCGGCCTGCAGGAGAGCAACACCACCGACAACATCCTACGCCACAAATCCGACCTGCCGCGCAACGCCGTGCCGCTCTACACCGCCGAACTGGTCATGCTCGCCGATACGCAGCAGGATCATTTTTATTACGAGATCCACGCCATCGGCTACGCGCCCGAGCTCGACATGCACATGGTCCGACATGGCGTGGTGCAAAAATTTTCTGATCTCGAATACATCCTCAACGAGGAGACCTTCGAGGACGCCGACGGCAAAACCTATCAAATCCAGTGCGGCCTAATCGACTCGGGCGGCACGCGCAAGCGCTACCAGAAACACAGCCGCACCGTGCAGGTTTACGACTGGTGCCTGACCCAGCCTAAGATGAGCCCGTTCAAGGGGATCCCGTCACGCCGCGATGGCTCGATGATCGCCTACCGCCCGGTGGAGACCTACCCCGGCACCAACAAGCGCCTGCCCGGCGGCCTGATCCGTATCGATGCCAAGGTCGATTACTTCAAAGATGAGCTGGCCCGCCGCCTGGCCATCGAGCCAGACGACCCGGGCGCGGTCAGTTTTCACAGCGAGATCGACGAAGGCTTTGCCAAGCACTACTGTGCCGAGGGCAAAACTGAAACCGGCGAGTGGGAGCACGACACCAAGTTGGGCCGAAACGATTACTTTGATTGCCATGTTTACGCCTTTGTGCTGCGGGAGATCCTCAAGACGCGCATCCCTCGCCGCCCAGGCGCAACCGAATCTCATAAAAAAAGCGATAGTAAACCGAAACCCGTTAAGGCGAAGAACCGGAGGTGGTAAAGATGGTGAAAGTTAAGTGCGATGATCTGTTGGTTGGGATGAAGGCAATCTGCGGCTATATTGGTGTCAGTGAAGCAACGGCCCTAAAATACTATCGTGAGATGGGTTTGCCAATCAGGAAGGGGAGCAAAAACGGAGACACGGGTATCTGGCTGGGGTCGAAACAGAAGATTGATGCGTGGTCTCTCACCATCGTTTGAAAACGATGTCAACCGCAAAGACCAGCATTTAACCGCAAAGACCAGCATTTAACCGCAAAGACCAGCATTTAACCGCATTTTCCAAATCGGCCATAAACCACCCTTAGAATAAGCAGCATTATTCAAGGAGCGTTCATGGCCGTTTTTACATCCGCAGAGCTCGACACTCAAATCGCCGCCTACAAGGCCGGCCTTTTGGCGCTGGCAACCGCTCAGGAAGTCACCATTGACACGGGTATCTCACGGACCCAGTTCACCCGCGCCGACATCTCCAAAATCAAAGACATTCTCCTCTGGCTGCAATCCGAAAAGGATCAGCTCGCCGGTAACTCTGCAGGGCGAACCTTTGCCAAGCAGGGCGGCACAGGCAGGTGGTGATGCCATCCTTCGCCGAGCAACGCGCTGCCAAGCGCAACAGCAAAAGCTTGCCGCTGATCACCAGCGCCAAGCGCCAGTATGCGGCCGCGAAAGTCACCAGGCTGACCGGTGACTGGGTGCCCGCCGGGCAGAGTATCAACGAACTGCTGCGCACCTCTGCCACCACCGTGCGCACCCGCGTGCGCCAACTGGTCCGCGATTTCCCCTACTTCACCCGCGCCGCCAACATCATGGTCGATTTCACCGTCGGTACCGGTACCGTTTTTCAGTCCCGCGTGCTCAACCCGGACTGGTCGGCTGCCAGCAAAGGTGTGCCGAAGTTCGACCGTGTCACCTGCCAGAAGATCGAGGACGCCGTTAAGTGGGGAATGGATGAGCTCGACGCCGCCGGCCGCATGCACGGCCACGCCATGGAGCGTCTGGCCAAGCGCGAAGATGTCGAAGCCGGCGAGTTTCTGTTTGTCAAAACCTACCTGGACGACCCCAAGCGCTACATCCCGTTTGCCCTGCACGCCTACGAAGGCGAATGGATCACCAATACCAACACCAATCCGGCCGCTGGCAACAAGGTTGAGCAGGGCATCGAGTACGATCCGCGCACCGGCCGCATGCAGGCGATCCACCTGACTGACCCCAGCAACTACGCCACGGCGCAGCGCATCAAAGCCGAGTATGTGCTGCACGGTTTTGACACCATGCGCTCCGGGCAGATGCGCGGCATCTCGCCTTTTGTCACCGCCGTACTGGTTGCCCACGATCTGGCCGACTACCTCGACGCCACCATCGACACTGCCAAGCTGGCTGCCAAGTACTTGGCGATCATAGAAACACCCGATGCAGGCGCCTTCCAGTTGTCCCGGACCATCGCCGGTACCGGAGAAGACACCGGCAAGAAAATCGAAGAGCTCGAAAACGCCATCACCGAATACCTGCGCCCCGGCGAGAAGATCACCTTTGCCAAAAATGAACCCGTCAGCCAGACCTTCGAGCCGTTCACCAGGTTTGTGCTGCGCACTGTTGCTATCGCAACCGGCGTGCCGTACAGCGCCCTGGCCGGCAACTACTCCGACACCAACTTCACCAGCCTGCGCGGCGAGCGTCAAGACGTGCTCAAGATGTTCGCACCCCAGCAGGATCGCCATGTGCGCCAGTTCACGGCGCCGGTCGCCCGCGAGATCATCACCAGTGCCGTGCTCTCTGGCAAGCTGGTCCTGCCTGGCTATTTCAAAGATCAGCGCCGCTACTGGCGCGGTGTGTGGATTCCGCCCGGCATGGAGCCGATCGACCCACTGCGCGAAAGCAAAGCCAACCGCGACGACATTGCCGCCGGTCTGCGCAGCCCGCAGGAGATCGCCGCCAAACGCGGCCGCGATATCGAGGAAGTGCTTGATGAACTGGCCGAGTTCGACGAGATGGTCGCCGCACGTGACCTGGTTCTGGAGACTGGCAGCACCTCGCTGGCCAACAATCCGGCAGCGGTAGAGAACGACGGCCGCGACCTGTCTCGCCTGATTTCCCGCGCGGTCGAGGATGCTCTGGAGCGCCGCGAGCTGCTTAACGAAAACGAGGAGAACTGATCATGCCAAAGACCAACTACCCAAACGATATAACCACCCGCAGCCTGGCGTTGCGTCTCGATGCCGGCGGGATACCGGCCACCCTGGATGAGAAAAACCGTTCTGTTGAGGTGCTTTGTGCCACGGAAATGCCGGTGCAGGTGGTTGACTGGGAACGCTGGGAGATCGTTGACGAAGTTCTGTTGATGAGCGGTTGCCAGTTCTCTGCAGAAACCAGGCAGATCCCGCTGCTCAACACGCATAAACGCGGCGACATTTCCCAGGTACTTGGCAGCTGCCGATCGCTGGAGATTGTCGACAACCAGTTGGTTGGCCGTGCTCATTATTCGAAAGCCGACGACCTGAGTGAACAGGCGTATCAGAAGACCCGCGAAGGGCATCTCACCGATTACAGCGTCGGCTACAAAATCGACGAAGTTTTTTACGTTCCGGAAGGCGAGAAACAAATCATTGACGAAAGAACCTTTGAAGGCCCGATCAGGGTTGTCACCAAGTGGAAAGTCCGCGAGCTGTCAACCTGCCCGATCGGTGCCGACGAATTGGCAAAAGCCAGGGCCGCTGCTGCGCCCGATAACCCCAACACGGAGGTAAGACCCATGCCTGACAAGAAGAAAGTTTCTGTCGAGGAATCGGGCCGTGGCGTTGAAGAGCAAACCACGGTCCAAACTGAAACCCCTGCTGCAACCCTTACCGCGGACGACGTCCAACGGCAGGCCCAGCAGATCGCCAGCGCCGAGATCGATCGGCGCGAAGAGATCCGCAGCATGTGCAATCACTACGGATTTGCCGACATGGCCCGTGAGCTGATCGACAAAAACACCACTCTGGACTCCGCCCGCAAGGCCGTCATGGCCAAGCACATGAGCGAAGCGCAAACCACAGGTGGCGCCGGATTCCGCACCGTGCCGATAGCCGACGAGCGCGACAAGTTCCGCGCGGCCGGCGAAGGCTCGCTGATCCTGCGCGCCGGACTCCAGCACGATCCTGCCAAACTGGCAGTAGGTGCGGCAGACCTGCGTGGCTACAGCCTGCGCGAACTGGCCCGCGAGGCATTGCGTGTAGCCGGCCAGCCGATCAACGGCAACCCGATGGAGATGGTGGGCCGCGCTTTAACCACCAGCGATTTCCCAGTGCTGCTCGGCAACACCGCCAACATCTCGCTGATGGCTGGCTGGGACGCAGCGGAAGAGACCTGGGAGCAATGGGCAGATGGTTCCGGATCGGTCTCCGACTTCAAAACCCACACCATGGCGCGCGCCGGTGAAACTGACGATCTCGACGAGATCGGCGAAGACGATGAGTACAAGTATGGCTCAAACGGTGAGACCTCCGAGTCTTACAACATCGTCACTTACGGCAAGCTCAACAAGATCAGCCGCCAGGCGATCATCAACGACGATCTGGGCGCGATCACCGACGCCTTTGCCCGCCGTGGTGAAGCCGCTGCCCGCAAGATCGGCGACATCGCTTATGCCGTACTGATCGCCAACAGCGCCATGGGCGACAATGTCGCATTGTTCCATGCTGATCACGGCAACCTCGGCACCGGCGGTGCGATTTCCGAGACCACCGTCGCCGAGATGATCAAGCTGATGGGTGTGCAGAAAGATGTCAACGGCAAACGCCGCCTCAACATCTCACCACGTTTTCTGTTGGCTCCGAAGGCGCTGGAAGGCGTGGGCGAGATTTTCTTTAATTCGACCATGTTCACCGGCGACGCCAAAGACTCAACCCGCGCCAACCCCTACGCCGGGACCCGCTTCCAGAGGGTTTATGACCCGCGCCTCGATGACAACAGTTCAGCGATCTGGTACATGGCCGGCCCCAAAGGCAAGACCGTCAAGGTCTTCTTCCTCAACGGCAGCCGCACCCCATACCTTGAGACCAAACAAGGCTGGTCAGTTGATGGCGTGGAATTCAAGACCCGCATCGACGCTGGCGCAAAAGCCGTTGACTGGCGCGGCCTGGCTCGCAACGCAGGCGGTTGATCTCTTGATGGCGGCCCTTAACCGGGCCGCCTGATTTAAGGAAAAGGCTGCAGGAGCTTGATAATCAAACAACCCGATACAAGGAGCAATCGTTATGAAAAATTTTATCCAAAAAGGTGAAGTCACCACCTACACCAACGGCACTGGCTCTGCTATCGCCGCTGGTGATCTGGTCAAAATCGGCTTGCGCGTCGGCGTGGCCGCTGTCGATATCGCAGTCGGTGCCTCTGGTGCCGTTGCCATGGACGGCGTTTACGAGGTCACCAAAGAAGCGCCCCTGGTGATTACCCAGGGCGACCTGCTTTATCTCGATGCCACCAGCGGCCAGCTTGATAAAACCGCCTCGGCGCAAACTCTGGCCGGCTACGCCTTTGCCTCGGCCGTCAGTGCCGCGGTGGTGGTGCAGGTGAAGCTGAACGCTTAATCACACGCGGGGCGGTTTCGGCCGCCCCGAAGATTGTCAGCACCACCCTTTATTTTTTAAGCCCTGGAGATAGCTAAATGCCGCTGCTCACCGACAACGACATCGACAACACGCTCACCACCATTGGAGAAGGCCGCACCATCACGGTCGACCCAAATGATACGGTCGAGCGGATCCCCAACCTGCCGGTCAAGTTCGACGACCCATCGCAGCGTGAAGACTTGGCCACCGGCCAGGTGGTGACCACTCGCCCGCAGGTGCTTGTGCGTCGTACTGCGGTGGAAGGGCATGTCAACGGCGGCCACAAGACCGGCACCGACATCCTGAATGATCAGACCGGCATTTATTACCGTGTAGTGGATGTGCTGTTCGATACCTACTATGCGCGGATTGTTTTGACGAGGACAAGTTAATGAGTGCGCCCTGCACACAGGAGGCTCCGATCGCGCAGCTTGTCGAGAGATCCAACAGCCATCAGCGCGCGCTTGACCGTTTTGCCGATGCGGTCAAAAAAAACAACCAGCTTCTGGAGCAGGTCGCCATGGCGATTACCAGCATCAAACATCTGCACGAAGACCAATCCCGCACCGAGCGTTCTGTAGAAAAGCTCGGGGTGGATCTGAACAGCGTCTATGGCCGCTTGCGGGATCTGGAACTTTACCCGGGCAAGCAGGCGGGCAAAGCCTGGTGGATTATTTTTTCCATGCTCGCCGGCGCGGCTGGCAGCCTGGTTACAGGTATCATCCTAGTGCTCCTGCGCGAGGTAAAGCCATGAATGAAGACCGCTTCGATCTCGTTATTCACGACCATGTGGAACGCTTCTTTCCAAGCCTGCTTCTCGATCTCGGCCCTTATGCCTGGCTGTGGGTTAAAGCGCAGATCTGGCAGGAAAGCCGCATGAACCCAGACGCGGTTTCCTCGGCTGGAGCCAAAGGTTTGATGCAGCTGATGCCCGCAACCGATCTGGAGATCGACGGCGATCTCGACGGTGCGGATGTGGTCGGCAACATCGACAACGGCGTCAAATACCTGGCCAATCAGTACGAGCGGCTGCCGGAGGTCGACAAGGTCGGCGAGCAGCTGCGCTTTGCGCTGGCCAGCTATAACGGCGGGCGCGGTTATATCAACAAGGCTTTTGAGCTGGCGCGTGGAGCCTGTGGCCTGCCGCAATCCTATGCGGCCTGGAAACGCGCCGATCGCCCAGCTGGGCAATGGCAGACCTGGGCTTTCACGCACCCGTTTTTAGCTGATGATCGTTGTGTGGTGCGTGGCAAGCGCCCGGATCACGGGCAAATGATCAGCTATGTAGCGCATATCGAGACCCGCTACCGTTTTTATACAAAAGGCTTGAGCTAGGGTGATTTATGTGGCTGCCAAACTGGGTAATAAGCTGGATGAAACGGCGGATCGACAGCGGCTATGCGAACTGCCTGATTTATGCGTGCTATATGCACC